CCTGAGCACTAATCTTATTATCTGCCAATGCTACAAGAATATCTTGATATCTTGCTGCAAGGTCATTTCTAACCTTTTGCAACAAAACTTCATCTCTTAAATTCTTTAGTCTTTCAGCATCTGCTGCATTTACATCTTTTTGTCTCTTTAATAATGCTTCTGCAGCATTGATTGCAACTAATTTTTCTTCTTCAGATGAAAGTAATTTAACTCCATACTGAGCAGCAATACGAGAATTTATCTTATTATAGTCTGCTTCAATCTTAGCGTTCTTCTTTGATGCTGCTGCCGCTTTTGCTGCTGCTGCAGCGTTTGCAGCAATTTGCTTGGCTGCTTCTCTATCTTTATTAGCCTTTTCTGTAGCAATAGCAATTTGTTCATATCCAGCAAGAATAGATTCTTTTTGTGCTTTTGCTGCTTCTGCTGCTGATACTTTTACTTGTTCAGTAGTGCCACCACTTAATCTTTTCCATGTCTGATATGCAATAGTAAGACCAGTAATTAATAGTAATGTTCCTCTAACTACAGGATTTAACATTCCAAATAACTGTATAGCACCTCTAATACCACCAGCAAGACCACCTGAACTAAAAGCACCTGCTAATAAGCCTACTGCTGTTGCAGCACCTCTAAATCCAGAAATTATTTTTCCAAGTTTAAGTGCTCCAAGAGCCTTAATTACTATTTTAATAAAGCCAGCAAGAATTTGTGCTTGTGCACCAAACATGCTTACAAGAGGAATTGATGCAATTATTAAAATTATTTCTTTATATTTTTCAAGGAATCCTGTTAATATAACAAGGTTATTGACAATTGCTGCTATTGTGTCTAAGACACCTTTAAAACTATCTTTTAACTTAGTTTCATTTAATTCTATCCACTTTTCAATATTTGGAATAACATCAGTAATAATATATGTTGCATATTCTTTTACTACTGGAAGTAATACATAGCCTAACTTCTCTGCTACCTCGCCAAATTGTAGTTTTAATGCTGTAAATGGATCCTGTTTTGCTACCGCCTCAGCAGCGCCTTTATAGTCTGATTCAAGAATTTGAAGCATCTTAGCAAAGTCACCAGATTTAATGGTTGCTTTATCAATTTGAGGAAACATCTTTCCAAGAGCAGTAAAGTTTCCTTGGCTGGCTTTTGCCATAGCCATAGTAACTGCTTCTAAATCTTTTCCACTGCCAATTGCTGCATCTATTGCACGAGTCTGTAGATACTGAGCCTGAGTAACATCGCCTGTTGCAGTGATAAGTGTTCCCAAACTTGATCTTAAGTCTGTATCAGCAATATTAACAAGTGCCTGTTGTTTTGTAATATAGTCTTCTACTGCAGCGATACCTTCTTGTGTGGCACCAGTAACATTTCTAAGAGTATTAGCAAGTATTGAAGCAGATTTTGCATCATCTATTGCTGCTTGGACTGACTCTTTTCCAATTTTATATGCAAATGCACCTGCTGCTGCTGCGCCTACCGCATAGGCTCTAACAATTCTTTTATTCCAGGCATCAATCTTTTTGCCAAGTTTAGCAATGTCTTTTTCAGCAGCCTTTGTGCCTTTATCTGAATATTGAGAAATAATTCTGGCAATTACTGCACCTGTAGCCATGTTATGAACTCCTTCTCATATTTAAATTCTTTTGTAATTTATCTTTTGCCTCTTGGAGAGCCTTATTAACATTATTAATAATTTTCTCTTTATTCTTATCTACAGCCTTCCAAACTAAACGAGAGGCATTTCCTTCTTTTCTTTGTAGATTACTTATAAATCTACCAGTTTTATTTTTTCTACCAGCCAATTCATAAATAACACCTGCAGCAGATTTATTCTTTAGTGCACCTGCAGAAGTCGTATAATCTGATCTAACTTTGCCTTCTGCTTTTGTAACTGAGATTCCAGCCTTAATAATTGACTGATCCCATGCTGGCCAACCAGCACCACCACGAGTGCGAGGATTACGAGCAGGCTGAGTATTCCACCCACTTAAAGGTGGATCAGACTTAACAAATCCTTGTGCATCTTTTTTAGCACCACGCAATTCAGAATTAATTACTTTATCAAATTCTTTTACTGCTTGTTTGTCAAAATCTGATAATGCTTTTCGTGTTTCCTTAATACCAGTTAACACTATAGCATTTTTACTCATTGCCTACTCGCATTCTTACTTCGCTCCTTGAGATATATAACTATCGCTTCAAGTATGCCATCAGGCGCTTCAAGCAAGTCTACTGGAGAAAGCCCAGTCTCCACAGAAACCATTGCTACAGTATATGTTAGGCTGTTTCTGTGGATTCTGAATTTGGGTCAGATTCTAATTCCACACTATTCAATGTGTCAAGAAATGCTTCACCAAAAGGCTTTACAACTTTTCCAGCATCCTTCATTGCTGCCCAAGCCAAGAAATAGATATGCTCCATCTTTTGATCTTCAGTTAGCAATTTAGCAAATCCCTTGTTGAATTTATTTTCAAACGCAACAAGTGTCTTTGGACGCAATGTGTATGTTCCATCATTTTGTCCATCAACTGTTTTTACTTTGATACTTAGTCCATCCATGTGATTCCCCCTTTTGAGGTTAGTTAGTTTATTAAGGAGTAATATCCTTAGTTATTGCTCCAGAAATAGGCCAATTCACATTTATAGTACTTAATGCACCTACCGCAGCATTTAGCGGAGTCCATTCAGTTATTAATGCTTCAAATGTATATTCTGGATTTGATGCAGATATAGGCGCATTGATTGGCCTTACTGCACATGAAACTTTTGTTCCAACACGATTTGGCATTAAAGGATTTCCTGGTTCTCCACCAAAAAACTCTTCAATAGAATTATTTGCAAAATCTTGTTGGAATTCAAAAGATACTGAGTTAGTTCCAACTCCTGCAATGACTTCCTTATAAATTGTTCCTTCTTTAACAGGAGTAACATCAAGTATGTCGTGTACAGTTGAAAGTGTTATGCTTGCGATATGGTCGCTAAAGTCATTAGTACCTTCAAATAATACATACGCATTAGTTAGAACTATTTTAGCCATATTAAGGAGTTACATCCTTTGTAATATCGCCTGAGACTGGCCATGTAACTGATGCTGTAGCAAGTTCACCAACTGCACCATTCAATGGAGTCCATTCTGTTACAAGCGCATCAAACTGATACGAAGGATTGTCAGCAGCAATTGCACCTGCTGTAGGCTTTACTGTTACTGCAGTAAGTCCTCCAATAAGTGGATAAATTGTTGCTTCAACTTCAGCAGCAGAGAAATCCTGGTGGAAATCAAAGGTAACTGAGTTATCTTTTAGACCGCCAACACGAGTTCTTGAGTCTTGTCCAAATGCTGTTGTTTCAACAGCGTCTGCAGATGTTGAAAGGGTAACAGATGCAATGTGATCAGAAAGATCAACAGAGTTAATTGTTACTGCAACATCAGTAAGCACTATACGAGCCATTGTTAAATATCTCCTTCTGTTGTAGATATATTATCATCTGATACCTCAAATGCTGATTCCTCAACTACTGGAACTTCTTCAAATTTTGGTTCAAATGTCTTTGTGTATTTTGGTGTCTTTCCTGCTTCTTTGATATGACCAGATGCAAGAAGAAATTCAACATTTCCTCCTGCACTAATTATATCATTTTCGGTAAGACTTTCACCTTTGACCTTACCGCAAACTTTTTTATTTGATATTACTTCATAGTTCATATGATTCTCCTTAACCCCAAAGTGTTACATTATAACGATATGATAAAAACTCTTGATCTCCAGTAGTATATGTACCACTTTCAGCAGTTATGACTCTAAGAGTATTTACAAGTCCACCCAAAGATCTATCTGATTCTATGGCTGTCTTGATTGATTTATTTCCTGTACCTGCCAAAAGTTGGTCAAGTTTTTCTTGTCCTGCCCTTTCAGATATTCTCTGAACAATCACAAATACATCAACAGATGCTTGGTCTAAGCCACGAGCATTATCAATATCAAATGTGAAATCTAATTGTCCAACTACAGCACAAGGTGGAACTACAACATCAGGTATTCTGTCATAAACACGCATACCTGTAATTGTTTCTATATTCTTTCCCAATTGTTCTCTTACTTGGCTTATTTTTATCATTAGTAGGCAAGTCCCTTATTTCGTCTAAATGTCTTTAATAGCATTTCTACATCTGGATCAAGTCTTGAATTAAGTCTAACTGTACCCAATTCTACAGATCCTGCAATACCAAATGGAGATTGCTTTCTAATAAATAATCTTGCTGCCTGAATTTTACAGGCCATCTCTACTTCATATGGAACTTCTGGAAATCCAAAAATTCCTTTTAATCTTACTGTCTGTGGAAAGAAATAAGGAAATACATATGAACCTATAGCCAATAATTTTGTCCATGGCCATCCTCTTGAAGGATTATTTACTGGTTCATACATAACATCTGTATTTAAATTCCAAATTTGTGCATATGATTGATCAAAGTCAGGATCACATGCTATTTCTGTTAATTGAACAATATCGTCTGTCTCTACATACCAAGGGTTTACTGCTGTATAGTATTTTGTAGCAGGTGCTAACAATGTACCTTCTGTATAGAAGAATCTTTGGCAATAGTCATCAATCTGGCGTGAGGCAGTAAGAATCGCTGCTTGTAATGCAGTATCGTCGTTGCTATCCTCAATTTGTAGACTTTCTTTTAAGTCTGCAAGAGTGCAATACTGTGTGCTTGATTGACTCATTTATTCCTCTTCTCCAATTTTGGAAGCATCGCCTTTTCTGTCTTTGGCAATGCTGTAGCAGTTTCTTTTTTCTTTTTAAGAATCTTTAGTAGTTTCATTATACTCCTTAAGAAGTGGCAGGCCAAGTCGGGGGTTCTTAGCCTGCCCTTCCCTTAGATTACTCTAAGTATTGCAAAGGTTAGTTTTCAAATTTCTAACCTATGCAAATCTAACTTAGAATGTTGGTGCAATCAAGCCAGTTCCAGAAATCTTGG